TTAGGAGGAACGAATCCCTTATCTACCTTCTGAATTTCCATAAACTCATTCTTCCCGTAGATGTCCGAAGCGATCCCCAGTTCCGAAGCGCACTTTTTGAGAGCATCAGTTGCCGCTGCCTTCAAGTCATTCCCGAAATCCAAAGGGATCTTCGTCCCCCTCTTGAACTTCACATCAGCCCTGCCGAATTGCTCCTTGACAATCATTGGTTTCCCCGACTTGTTTTTAATCGTCAATCTTCCCAGGACCCAGACCAGATCCCCTTCTTCTGCCTTCTCCCTGCCGTGCTCCTTAACCTCAAAGTCCCACAACCACCCGAAAACATAATTGAGGACTTTCTTGACATAGACCCCCGTCACATATTCCCATTCGCCACCGCCCTTCGCTGGTCGACGATAGATATGCCTCACCGGAGTTCTCTGGAGGACCGCCAACAATTGATCTTTCTTTAGAGGAGCCGGAATCAATGTTAGTGCCAAACTCGTTTTCTTTTTCCTTTTGGCAACCTTTTTCTTTTTATTGTTCTTCGTCTTCTTCATCTTTTTGCAAAGGCAATCCAATTTCCACTTTGGACACCTTCAATAATTTTTCTAATCTTTCAGCTTCTTCTTGTCTCCATTCCTCCTCCAACTGGCACAAAGCTCTCGCCTCGTCTTCGTCCCGTTTCCTGATGTAAGCCGGAATATCCAGATAATCGTAGTCCTTACCGCAAACCCTAACGATTTCTTTTTCTTCTTGTTCAGTCATAGCTTTTTAATTGTTATCTCTGCCAGCCCGACCTTTCACAAATAAAAAACTGGCAGTCCATTTAGGACTGCCAGTTGAACTTGCTTCAAACGCTACCCTTTACCGCTTTGCCCACTTAACCGCTATCGGAGGACTCTTTAAACTGACAGCCTAAATGGTTGTTTTATTTAATTATAACTTTTTAAAGAACATCAATCAAGCTATTTCAATCTTCTTCTGTATTTCTTCGCGATAGCCAAAATCCGAGGATGACTTAACCTGAAAACCCTTGCCAATCCTCTCAAAGTATAAGAACCTTTATAATAAAGTTTCGCTACCTTCAAATTCCTTTCCAATTTTTCTTTAGTGTCGTGCTTTTTCATTTGAGTTATCCACAGTTACCTTCCTACTACCATATTACCAAAAAGCAAGACCCTTTGTCAAGCCCTTGTCTATAATCCTGAAAAAATCTCCTGATGAACCTCTTTTGCTTTCCTCTTTTCTACTTTGATGTAGAACCTCAAAGTCGTCCTCTCCGACTTGTGTCTCGCCAGATATTGAACCTCTTTTATCGTCGCCCCTCTATCCAACAGCAAACTGCAAAAACTTCTCCTGAAAGCGTGGTGGGTAATCTTTTTATCCATTCCGAATTTTCTTCTGTAGTTTAGCAAATGCTTTCTGGCACTGACTTTCAAAAGAGGCCTAATCCCATTGAAATTATAAGTGACAAACAAAGCCGGACAATCATCGGTTCTGGTTTCCAGATATTTTTTCAGCCATCCCAAACTTCTATCAGAAAAATAGATCATCCCTTCGTCCCCACCTTTCCCCTTAACCTTCACTTCTTTTTTCTCCCAATCGATATCGCTTCTATTAAGAGAAAGTATTTCCCCTATCCTCGCACCGGTAGAAAACAAAACCTCATACAAAGTCCGATTCCGCAAACCATACAAAGTATTCAACGGAATCTTCTCGATAAAAGAATTGAATTCCTCCTCGGTCAAATAAGCCTGTTCCTTCTCCGGAACTCTCGGCACTTCAATATCTCTCCAATCAAAGGGCAATCTAACCCCACTATCTTTTAAGAATTTCAAATATCTCCTCAAAGTCACCACTGCCCTCTGCGACCCATATTCGCCGTGAATTTTCCCTGCCTCTATTATGCTCGCCACATCAACCATTTTCAAATCTTCCACCTTTTTATCTGTCAAAACCGAATGAGACAAAGCCCCAAAAAGGAATCTTCGATATTCTCCAATCGAATGCTCTGTTAATCCCTTCTTCCTCAAATAAATAAGAAACTCCTCGAACTTATCTTTTACTCTCATATCATCTTTACGCTCCCTCCCAAAGCGTGTTATTTATCGTCTCGACCTTTGCCCTCCAAAACAAAGCCGCCCTCGTGCGACCGAAGGCGGCTGGCTATCAGCTTTATTGCAATAAAGCATCAAGCCGATTCTATTATACCACAAAAAGAAAGCCGTGTCGCACGAGTGTCCCTCAAAAGAGGGAACGACTTCTCACTGCCTTATCCTAAAAGAAACCAAAAATTTTGTCAAGCCCTCATCCTTTCCTTAACCCTTCTCCAGACCCCATTCTCTTTGCTCCTTGGCTTCGGGATATAAAATTTAATCTTGCCAATCCTTTTCAATTTTTTAATCAATTCTTTTTTCTGCATTGAAATGGCAGGGCAGGTCGTCCCCGCAGGAGAAAGGAGTTAAAATTTGGTCATTACGACCGCCCGGAGAGGCCTGCCCTTTTGCCTTAAAAGAACTCAAAATTATTTCAAAAACCGAAGCAGGATTTGAGCGATTATCATCCCGGCAATCCCAATCAGGAATCCCCAAAATATTCTATCTTTGATTGAATCTATCTGGTGCGGAATTTCGTTGAAAACCTGTTTTTTAATTTCTCCTATGTCGTCCCTCGTGTCCTTCATCAAGACCTCCAAGGTGGTCAGCCTGCTCTCGATTTTTTGGTTTTCTACTTTATCTTCTGGCATAGATTTTATCTAATTAAACTTGTTTCCAATAACCTATTACCGTGAATTTTGCATTGGCTGCTGCACCGCCTGAATATCTTTCAACAATTCTACCAGCATCAAGTTTTACAGTAAAAGTAAAAGTATCGTAGTTATACATAGTAATATATCTTGTAACAGCACTTCCGTTTGCTCTTACCCCTATATTATTAGGACCAGTCGCAGTCATCTTAACAAGAATTTCAGCATATAAACCACCAGAAGGAATAGAAGCAGACAAATCCCAATCTTCCCAGACACTATCCGCAGTTGGGCTTGACCAACCTGGATATTCAATTTCAACATAATCCAATCTTCTATAAGCACTAACTTGAGTATTCACATAAGCCTTTCTACTTGCCTGATTATCAGTAGTCGGGTCAGAAGCAGGTAAAACAGGGATAGAACTGAAGGTCTTGACCCCAGCTATCGTCTCGTCCCCCGAGTTGCAGACCGGCTTTGAGACGATGCCCGCCAGGTAGCCCAATTCTGTCGCAGTCACAGCCGAAACCACGATCACCCCCGACTCATTCGTCACCAGAGCCCTGTTGATAGTCAGAGCCGCCAGCTTGGACAAGGCGATCGCCGCAGTGGGGCTAATATCGGCATTAACTAGCAAAGTCCCCAAGGCATCCGAATGGTGCGCCCCGAAAACATCAGCCCTCAGATTGTTATAAGACAGAGCTGTAGCATCTTGTCCTGCTGATACATTGCTTGATTGTGCCATAATTTAATAAATGAATTTTGAAATGACATACCCTACAAAGGGTAATACCATTCAAAATTTCAAATCTTAATTTTGGATATTTCGACCAATTTTTTATGTGATGTGCAATGATTTTCTCACCCTTATATCCACAAATCTGACAAGTCCAATAATCTCTTTTAAAAACTGATAATTGCCAATTTTTATATTCTTCACTATTTTTCAATCTTTTATTTTCTAAATCTATTCCGCCTTTCCAATTACCATTATTCTCGCCAGATAACTGCGGACACTTTTTCCCTTTATTCCAAACAATTCTATTTAATCTCGCCTTTAGATAATCTTCTTTAGTAAATTTATATCTATTTTTTGTATAGTTCGGATGCCCTTTCTGAAAACCAATTATATGTCCTTTTTCTCTATAAAGTTTTAGTTTCGCCAAACTTAATTTCCTTTTATGTTCCTCCATCAATTTCTTTCCTTTCGTTGCCATTTCTTAATTCCTCATCCGTCAAATATTCCCCCTTCTTTTTGAGGAAATGCTTTGGCAGATTGGTTTCATTAAAAATAAAATCCTTTTTCTTATACTTAGCCCCGACAATCTTATTCTCAAAACTAATCCTATTCAAAATCCGATAAGCCTCAGCGTCGTCAGAAACCTCTATCTCGATTGTTAAAATTTCTTTTGCCATATTAGGAAATCGTATAAGTCACATCGACCGTCAGAGTTTCGCTCGTCGTCTTCGTCCAGTTGACCGCCACGTGGGTGAACAGCTTCCCTGAATTCGCTGTCGCCGTCCCGTCGATAAAAGTCCCGAATTCCTTGTAAGTTCCCGAAGTTTCAGCCGCCGTGTAGAAAAACGAGATGTAGGCGATATTATCCTGATAAGTCGCCGAAGCGACCGTCTTCCGGAAAACCTCAGTCCCTAACTGGGTATCCCCATTAGCCGGAGGCGTTGTCGAAGTCCCTAAAGCCCCGTAATTGATTATTCCAGTATAGGTGACCGTATTAGCCAACCTCTGAGCCAGAACCGACCTGCCAACCGTGCAAATCAGATTGAACTTCTTTTTATAGACCCTTTTAATCTCCCCAGTCAAAGCATCCCTGACCGTCGCCTTGACCGTTCCAATTATCCTCATTGAATTTTTGATTTTTTTTCTCATATTTTTCGACTTTTAAAATTAAATTTCTAATACCATTCAAACAGATTCCATTTCGCCGGATTAACGGCATCAGGCATCCATTTGAAAGGTGGAGTTTTCAAAACCATTTGGATACTTTCCCCGATGCTCGCCGATTCCGAGATATTCTTCACCCCGTATCTGCTGACCGCTTCCGCTATCGAAACCGAATCCTCGACCGTCTCGATCTTGTCCAGAACTTCATTGGCCGCAATATCGATATTTTTCTTATCCTTTTCCAACAACCCAGTCATCATATCGACAAAAGTGATATTCCCCGAAGCGATTAAGAAAACTTCATATTCGAACTCATCAGATTTTCTCGTCCTCGAAATAACTCGATTGATCATAAACCACTTATCAATCCCCCGAATATCCGATTGAACCCTGATTTTCTGTCCGGTTCTCAATCCAACTTTATTTGTTCTAAAAGAAGCTTCCCAGATAGTTTCCCCGAATTTCCTCAAAGCCGCCTTCCCCCTATTTTTTGCCTCGTCTTTTGTCTTGATTGATTTGTCTATTATGGCGAATTCATATTCCCCGTAGCTGGCAACACTCTCCCAGTCCGAAATCTTCGATATGACCGGAATCCACGGCTTCCCCGAAATCTCGACCGTCACTCCCGAACCCGGCTTGTTATCAGCCCTGAACTTGATCTGCTTTTCATTAAAGTTATAAAGGCAATCGACCAGATTAGGATCAGTCACAAAATCTGTCCCGATACTCTGCGTCACCCCCCCTTTTTTGACCGTGATCTCATCCAAAGAATAAGGGAGATCGAATGTTATTTGTTGCCCGTCAGCTGACCAAGTAAAAGTTTCCAAATTTCCCTTATATTCCCCACCCCTAATATAGATCGTGTTTTTAATCTGCAAAATGTTTTTATTGATTTCCAAAGAGCCGAATTTATAATTCCCAGAAGTATCATCCAGATTGAAAGGTGCGGTATTTTGTTCTTCTGAAAAAAAATGAATATCCTTATCGTAATCAACATACCAATCATAATCCAGCAGATCCGCCAACTGCTGAAGGCACTTTGAAACAAATTCGTAATTGAACTTTATCGAAGCAACATTGACCGGAGCCACCACATTATTAACCGTGAATCCCGGACAATAGGTGGCGATGATATCCGAAATTATTGCCGCCGCTGTCTGGTCGGTATAGCTTTTAATCACCAATTTCTTATCCAAAGTGTGCGTCCAGTCCTTGCATTTGATTTCCCAGCTAATCAGAACCCCACCACTAATTTTTTCCAGCACCTCAACCACTACCCCTTCAAAGATTTTTGTCGAATCATAGAGAACGGTAATTTTGTCTCCCAGAGCCGGAGCAGTCCTTCCCCCGATTTTCCTGATATCGAACTGTAACCTATCGGTTTCCTTTGTTAAAACCTCAACTTTTTCAAAACTTTTCCAGTCAATCCAGCTTGACCTATCGACATCATTTATTTTTAAAACGATTGGCATTTTAAATTCTCAATTGATATTTAATAAGTTTGGCGATCTGATTTGCGAATTTTTCCGCCATTTCTTCTTCTGTATAAAAAGTCCCTGAAAGATTGATAATGATATCTCCCCCGAATCCTCCTCCCCGGCGAAGCGGAATAATCGCCTCAGGCCCGGCTTCCCCGACCATCGCCAAAGTCGGCTTAGTTATTATCCCTCCGAATTGAAATCCCGGAATTTTTCCAATTATCTCTCCTACTTTTGATCCTGCCTCTTTAAAGGGAGAAGTGATTTTCTTTCCGATATTTTCCAAAGTATCGACAAATCCTCTTAATTTATCTTCTATCCATCCGATCGCTTCCCAGAATCTATCTTTCAACCAATTAAATTTATCAACTAACCAATCCGCCACTATCCCGAATGCCCATTTAACATCTTCCCATCCACCCTTCCAAAGAAGCACGAAGGTAGCAATCCAAGCCCCCAAAGCCGCACCTGCCGCCAAAAGAAGGCCAAAAGCCGCCACATGTGCCAAAACGACCCCAATCCCCGCCACCATTGCCACAATAAAAACCCCCGTCAAAAGCGAGCTTATGATGATGATGATTCCCTGATATTTCTCCAAAACCGCATTCAATCCCCCCTGCTCCCTTATCCAGCCAACCACCCTATCCCGAACCCAAACCACCGCATCCCTGAAGCCCAAACTCTTCCCGATTGCTTCCAGAACCTCTCCTCCATAAGTTTTTAAAGTAGCGATCGCCCCCCTCATCGTTCCAGAATAAGCTTCTGCTTGTCCCCCAACTTTCTGCAATACTGCCGCTAAAATAGTTTCCTTTGAAGCGTGCTCATCGACATCAATTCCAAATTCCTTTAGCATCCTCGAATTCCCTTGAAATGCCAGAATTAAAGCCCGAGCCGCTTCTTCCAATCCAATTCCTTTGAACCTCGCCAGATCCATCGCCGCCTGCAACCCTCCCATCGCCAGATCGATATTTCCCGTCGCCGACAACAATCTCACTAAAGTCACTGCCGCCTCTTCATTAGAAAACCCGAAATCCAATGCCCGATCAGCCGCTTGTAAAAGCTCCTCCCGGTATTGCTGTAATGCCGGAGGCAAAGTTTTAATCATCGCCTCAAATCTCGCCATCTGCACTTCGCTTTCAGCAAAAGCATCAATCGCCTTCCAAATCGTCGCCCCAGCCATAGCCGCCAGTGCCCCGGCCATTATCCCAGCCGACCAACCGGCACTTTTAAACCCGACATCAAGATTCTTGACTTCATCACTCAACCTCCCCATTTCACGGGTCGCCTCATCCCTTAATTTGACCAGTATTTCTAATTTACTTGTTGCTGTTTCAGCCATAATATGTTAAAATTAACTAATGAGTCATAAATGCCAAATTCAAAAAATTTGTAAATATTGTGGTAAAATCTTTTCTGTTAATTGTGCAAGAGTTAACAGTGCTTTTTACTGTTCTCGTTCCTGCTCCGCTCGAGGCACTCTTAATACTAAAGGAAAACATTGGACTCTCTCTTCGGAAACCAAATCTCGTATGAGGGGCAAACATTCCAAAGAGAAAAATGGGCGCTGGAAAGGCGGTCGTCGTTATACTCGGGGTCATATTTATATTCTCATGCCTAACCATCCATTTGCTACAAAACAAGGATATGTTTTTGAACATCGTCTTGTAATGGAAAAGGTGCTTGGACGCTATTTGAGACCGCAGGAAATCGTTCATCATAAAAATAAAATTCATGATGATAACCGCCCAGAAAATCTTGAACTTACAAATCGTCGTCATCACCCAAAATTTCATCCTGAACTTGCTGACCATATTAAAGGAGTTAATCGGTGGAAATAAATTTTTAATTATTGCTTCTGTCATTTACTTTTTTTATGATTTATTTTAATCTATAGAAAAGGTCGATTTTTCTTTAAATCCAATAATATTTATTTGATATGGAAGAATTAAAACCTAAAAAGAAATTCTATAAGCAGTGGTGGTTCTGGATTATTTTGGTTTTGATATTTTTCGTGTTCATAATTCCTTCCAAGAAAAAGGAGGAAATCTCACCTTCTCAATCTCAACCGACAGAATCTACAGTTTCTCAACAAGAACTATCTCAACCAATTCCTCAGTCGAAAAGCTGGCATTTGATAACTACTTTTAAGGGTGAAGGGATAAAAACTACCGAACCATTTACAATTCAAGGAGACCGATGGAGAGTAAACTGGAAAACAGAAGGAGAATTTAATTTTCAAATTTTTCCGAATCAAGTTGGTAAAGAATATTCCTTTGATTGTTCTATCCTTGCTAATATAATCGGAAGTGGTTCAGATACTTCCTACTGCTATACAAAAGGAAATTGGTATCTTACTATAAATACTGGCAATTCTTGGATAATCACTATTGAAGATTATTACTAAACCCTTTCCCTCTCTCTCCTTTTCATTTCCTCCCCCTCCATTTTGATTTTCTCTACAATCAATTCCACGAACCAAGCCGGCTGTTCTAAATACTGCTGATAAGTCCAGCCAAATTTTTCGCAGATTTCTGCTATCAAAATCTCCTCTGGTAAAGAACCTTCCCCAATTGCCAAGAAACGCTGATAATCATAGATTATCTCGTTTTTTTTTCCTCAAATTCCTTCTCTCTCGTCACCTTATTGACCTCCTCTAAAATGAAATCGTATTCCTCTATCGGCAATTCCAAAAGTCTCGCCAAGATGTTTTCACCCGACCCGTCAAAGGAAATCACAGTCAATTCGATAGCCTTGTTTTCTGCCTCATCCAAAATCGCCCCGGAAATCTTTTGAATCTGCGGTTGCCCTTCCTTAACCTCGACTTCCATCGATTTCAAGAATATCGATCTCAATTGCCTTTTTTCCCCAGCCGTCAGATAGGTTTTCAATTCCACCACCTTCCCAGAGGGAGTGGTGATTTTTTTTGTTTCTCTCTCCATGTTTTTAATAACTGGTTGCCGTATTAGTCAGCACACAGTTAAATAATTTACTATCACTGAGAGAATAAAAAGCCTTAAATGCTAATGTCTGCTTCACCAGATCCCCTATCGGAGTCGCCCTCGTTATTTCGCTGAACTTCACCTTTGCCAGATCAATCTTTAATTCCGGATTGCTGGAAGCCCCAATCATCACCGAAGTATTTATTATATCCAGACGCAATGCTTTTGCCGTATCTCCCAAAGTCACTGTCTTGAAAGTCGCCTCATCATCGAATAGAGCCTCAATCGTTCCTGTGCAGACAAACTGCTTATTGAGGATATCAGCCGGATCAACCGAACCAAGCACATCGTCGATCTCTAAATTTTTCTCAAACCTCAAAGTAGCTGATTTTATCGTGACCGCCGAAGCCGCATCCAAGCCAGCCAGATTAGCCGCCATTTTGAAAACGAAGTCCTGCGGCCTAAAAGAGTTCTCGGTCGTATAGGTGGCGGTCAAAGTTCCAGTCGCTCCCTTCTTCGATTTGAAGTTGGCGGTATAGCTGATGAACTTCCCTCTCTCATACCTGATCTCCAAACTTTCAATCATCGCCAAAGCGAACTGATAATCCTGCCACGGGTCGTCGATCCCCAAAGTCAAAGAGGGATGCTGAGCCGAACCGAGTAAGCTGAAAGTGTGATTGTAAGCAGTTGTTTCCTTCACCGCTGAAGCGACCGAACCGAACAAGGCCAGTAATATCAAACCGAAACTCTTGTCCTTGATATCGCCCCCGAAAGAACCTTCAGCCCATTTCTTGACGATTTCCGCACCAACAGAATCAGCTATCACCCCGACCGAGCTTTCCTCAATCGCTTGCTCAAATTTTTCCTGATAATTCAATTCGGTTTTAAATAGCCAATAAGTAGGTGCGACTGCCGTTCCTCTGGTAGTTTCCTTACCGATCCCTAAATTAACTAATCGTCCAATTGCTTTTGTTGGCATAGAATTTATTTCTTATTTTCTTTAAATTCTTTATACTTTTCCTCCGCCTCGCTCAAAGACGATGCCTGACACGAAAATTCAGGAATCCCGTCCTGAGGCGGAAAGAAGTAAGTTTCTTCGACCTTTGATTTTGTTTTTTCCTCTTTTTGCATTTTATTTTTGTAATCTTTAAGCATAATTTTTAAGTGAGCGTTTTCACCTTATGACATTTCAAAGTGACAACCGCCACCGCTATTGTTTTATTTCTTCTCGCGAAATCCGAGAACCCGGCAAAAGACGGCTCGACCCAATCAGCCGCCCCTCCCAGATCCTGATAATTGTCAAAAGTATCCAAAATGGTATCTACTACTTTCCTTAAACTCTCATAAGCCTTGTCAATTCCCCCAGCTTCCTCAACTCCCTGATAGATATAAATCTCGTAGGCATAAGTCCTCATATTTTCCTTTGTTGAAAGGTAATCCGCCTCGTTCCCCGATTCGATCAGTTCCGCCACTGGAAACTTGGCAAACTCGTGCTCCAAAGGGTTTATTTTCTCCCCATAAACTTCCTGCAAAGTCGCAGTTTTCAAGGTTTCCAATTTTGTTTTTATGGCACTATGGATTGAATAAAAGCTCATATTTTCGCAATTTCTTTTAAAATATTATCGCCAGCTGTTTTGAAATGTTTTGTGATATTTGGCTGAGCCAACCTGACCATCCTTTCCAAAAACCTGTTCGCCTGCGTCCCCGGATGCTGAACCCTCCTGACCGGATGCGGCGCTCCCTCCCAATAAAGAGCCATCTTCACTCTCGGCAGAATCAGATGTGGTCGAGTTCCTTCATGAACATAAATCGCATACTTGGCCGTCGGCCAGACCCTCGCAAATAATCTTCCAATCGCCACCTGAAAACTCTGCGTCAGCCTCCCAGTCCTCCAAGGCACGACCCCTCTCCTTGCCACCTTATGTAGTTCCGCTCCCGAAGCCTCGATTGCTTTCTGTAACCACCTTTCCGAAATTGCCGGATACCTTTTCAAGTTGAAAAGTAATTCTTTTAAATTTAAAATCTCAACTTCTAAAACTGGCATATTTATCCAAAAATTATTCTTCGATATCTCGCCAGAACCGATTTGTCTTCTTCCTCTAAATGGTCAAACCAGTTTATCGTCGCATCCCCGACAGTTTCCCCCGACTTCCCGACCTCTGCTCTTTTCTTGAACTCCTTGACCACCAACCTTTCCGTCAGATTCGAGATGTCAAAAGGCAAGGTGTGTTTCGTCTCATCGTTCTCATTAGCAAAATCAATCTTATAGCCGGCAGTGTAAGTAACCCTGATATTCCTGAATCCTCTCGGCAAAGTCCCCAGAATATAAATCATTCCCTCCTCATCTAGCAGTTGGTATTCCTCCGTATCGAAATCTGTCCAAGACGGCGAGCTGATCGTCCCCCCGTTATACTGGAAAGAAGTCAAGGCGGTGACCGGAGCGTGCTTCAGAATCAGGAATTTCTTCTTCCCCTCGTCCAGCCCTGACGGCTTCGACCCGTCGTGGATCTCATTAGTATAAGTTGTTTCCTTGAATCTTCTTCCTTCACATTGACCCTCGATCCAATCGGTAATCCCGTTTATTAACTGCTCAATTAAAATATCAAAACCAGTTTCAGTTATCCCTAACCGATTTTTGACCCTATCTAAATTTGTTAACGCATGACCAATAATAGGCATAGATTCGACTTTTTACCGTTAAATCGACCCCACAGGAACCCCCGTGGCACGACTTCGACCCCAGAGCCGATATGAACTACCTCTCTGGCTCTATCCCTCCATTTTTAGTCCCACAAGGAAAGGAATGAAGGGATATTTGCCAAAGAATTAGCCAATCTTAGCTATTAACTGGTCCTCTGAAAGCTCTGCCCAACAATATCTCAACTCCGAATGCAAATGAAGGAGTAGTGCCGGTAATAGTTCCGACCGCCCTCAGATATCTCTTTCTCGAAGTTCCCAAACCTTCAATCCTCAAGATTTGAGAGCTGCCAGTTGCTGTTACCTGCGTGAAAGTTGCTCCCGAAATATCGGCATAAGTTCCGCCAGAAGTGTCGCATTCCTGAATCTTCACATCCAAAGTCGGAGTGGTTCCTGAAACCGCACCGACTTCCAAAACAACTGCCGCAGAATTATATCCTTTCGTATCAACCGCACTTCCAGTTTGAGTCGCAGTTGCGGTCACCGGCCTAATCGTAAACAAAGCCTTTATCGCATCATAAACGCTTCTCATTTTAATTTTGAAAACCTAATTATCTATTTCTTAGGTTTCCTTCCTCGCTTCCGGGGCTTGACAGCCGAACCAGCCTCGACCTTTTCAGGAGTTGCGGTCGCAACCTCGATGACCGGTTCCAAATATTCATTGCCGAAAGCATTAAACTCATCGTCAGTTAATTCAATAATTTCTCCAGCTTCATGCCTTCCATACCAAGCAATAGGTGATTTAACTTTGTATTTTTTCTTTTCCATGAAATTGATAAAAATTACCTTTCAAAAATTAAACTACTCGACCTTGAAACTGAGAGATCGGGGGAGCGATTCTCAGTTCAAAAATCTTTGCCTCAAAACTCAGCTTTAGGAAGCCGCGGTCTTGATATTGACAAAAGCCGCTGGCAATCCAATCGCTAAAGCGTGTCGGTGCTTATAAACCAATCCAGTTTGATCAGCCAAAGCAATTTCCTTTCCGCCAAAACTTCCAGACTGATATTGTGCCACCCTTAACTCGCCCTTGTCTCCGTAAGCCAAAGCCTTGAAGTTCCCGAACACACCGAAAATCGTGCTCACCGCATCACCAGTCATCCCAAGCAGATGCTTACAAGTGAAAACCGGATAACCAGCCATCGCACCGACCGGTTTCGCCCCTCCGAGTTTTCCAGTATAAGCCGTCAAGATATCAGCGGTAGGAGCTCCTGCCAATGCCAAGATATACTGGTTTGCCGCATCTTTCGCCTGCCTAATCTTTGCCCAAACCGTTCTGTTAAAAACCCAAATGCATCCATCCAAAACAGATTCTTCTACATTCCCGATCACATCCGAGGCGTGAGCCACCGGATCGAAATTAGCAAACGAGGTCTTGCCACTCGGCATCGTATAAACAGTGACATCAGCATCATTGGTAACACCGACAAAAGGAGCACCAGTCCCAGCCAAACCCTCCTTATCAATCCTATTTGCCAAAGCTTCAGCACCCAAAGCCAATAACCAATCGGCTAAATTGACGCCTGCATCAGCCAAAAGATCATTCCCGACCACGAAAGCCAACTGCCATTTCTTAGTAATCAATCTCGCCTGCTTAAAAGTGATCCCGGTCACTGAGCCAGCCGCATCAACTCCGAGATATTCTCCCTCCAAGAAGGAACCGGTATAAGCCGGAATGTCCTTCTCATCAGTTCCCATCGGCCATTTTGTAGCCTGACTCAAAACCAAACCAACCGAAGCCGCGATTCTTAAAATGGCATCGGCCACTTCCTTCGCCACCAGATAACCACCCCGACTGTCCTGCTCCTCAATCAAAGCCTCATTGGCTTTGGTTCTGATATTCAAAGCGGCCTTGACCGTATCAACAAACTTCAGTTTCTGCTCCTCTGAAAGACCAGATCTGTCCTGACCAGTGAAAAGTCTCTCGACTCTCATCTGCTCGACGATTTTTCTGGTTTCCTGAGCGGCAACTTCACCGACCACACCTTTCAATCTTTCCTCAAAAATCTTATCGACAACCGAAGCAAACTTCTGTTCTAAAACTTCTAAAATTTTCTCGTCCATTTTTAGTTTTTTGAGGATCGGATTTTTTCCTTTGTTTTCCTTAATCCGTCCTCAATAACCTTATCTACTTTCTGCAAGATTTGGCGAAGGAAGATATAATCTTCCAGCTCCTCTAACCCTGCAGGTGCTCGACCAAGATTCGTCCCTTCCCCGGACTTGTCACCCTGAGGTTTTTTGTTCCCCAAGGCAGCAATTATTTTTTTCTCACTTAATAAATCGATGATTTTCCTTGAATGCTCGACAATCGCTGAATCGATTTTTGTCTGCATCTGGGTCAATTCCGCCCCTACCTTTTCTGCCAAACTTCCTTCCTCTTGTTTTCCTTCTGCCTTATGTTCCTTCACCCATGCCTCAGCTTCGCTCAAAGTCCATTTTTCCTTGTCAAAAAGATATCGCTGGACTTCAGTCCCGATTTGGCATTTGCCTCCCTCATATTCTCCTTTTTTGCACCCGATAGTCGCCTTGATTCCTTGCTCCTTTGAAATATCAATCGTCCTGAAAGAATCGGGATCAAAATAGTCCGGATCCTTCACCCTGATAATAATATAATCACCCGAAGTCTCAGGCGCAGGTTTTGCTCCAGTTTTTGGCTGGCAAACCAGATCGCCATTCTCGTCCGGTTTCATCTCTCCTTCCGATCCGTCGTCCATCGTGCAAGGGTCTCCTTCTTTCGGCTCTTGCTTCGCACTTTTCTCCGGCGGTTCCTTGTCGAACTGCTCATAATGCCTCGCCAGATGATTATAGACCCCGTCCCAATCATCGCTTGGGATATCAACTCCCCCTCTCGCCCCCATCAGAGCAGCCATCGCCGCCCTCACCCCATTCCAGACGACCCTCAACTCCCCGTCGATCACATCGTGGTGCGGCAGCTTATAGGAGGTGATGTTGTCCGCCGCCTCCTCATCATACCAACCGAATCCCTGCCTGAATTTCTCCCAGTCGACATTTTCCTTGTCGGGCCCACCAGCCCATTTCAAAATCCTCTGAACCGCCGCATCCCCTTCCCATTCCTTTCCCTCATCGGCTTTCGGCGTCTCGTGAGAAGCCACCGCTCCTTTAACCGGTATAATTATCCCTTTCGTTATCAGAACTTTCGTATCAACCCCAGAATTCTGCAGGGTCGATAAAGCAAAAGGATTGGCCGGCACTGGCACAAAAGACCACTCCAGCAATTCCGCCTTGATGATCTTGTTCCCTTCCCTTTCTTTCTCTAAAAATCCGACCGAAGTTGCTCTCTCGATCCCCATATCATAAAGTTTCCTGACCTGCTGGGCAAAAGGGTTGGCATCCGCCGGAGCGAATCTCCCCGAAGCCACCAATTTCCCTTCCTTAATCTCGATATTTTCCGTCAATCCGATCGGCAAATCCATATAGCCGTGCGCCCACAAGACAACCGGATTGGACTTGTAAAACTCCAAATCCCATCCTTCAGGATTCAAACTTTCTCCCATCCTATCTACATCACCCGTCGAAATCACAACCTCAAATCTGCCCGAATCTTCGGCCTTCAAGGTTTTCTCAACAATTTCCTGAATTTCCTTTGATTTCAGCTGTTCCTGAATCTTAGTTTTGATTTCCTCGCTTAACTTTTGAAAAGTAATTTTTGATTCCATTTTTTATTTGCTATTATCTAATTGGCACACAAAAAGCGGTTAACTTTTGCTGGTTTTCTGCTTCGCGTGTGCCTTTTAAATTTCGACCTTTAATTTTTATCATTTCGGTAGTTCCGGCTCGACTATGATTACTATGTCCGGAAATGTCAAAATTTGATTCGATGTGAAAGTAACCTCGATCTCGGCATAATGCTTCCCCACCTTATCGAAATCAGTTGCCGCAACCTGATATTTGCATTTCCCGGCTGTCGCATCGACAATCGTCATCGTTCCCGTGAATTTTAAAGCTGATGACCCGATCTGTTGAACTTTCAATTTGATTGTTGAACCAGTCAAATCAATCGCCGTCCCGCCCGAATCCTGCAAAGTGAAATTCAGATCATATAATTTGTCGTTTTGAATCACTTTTATTTCTGTCATATTTTTTGTTTCAAAATATAGCTTTTGCTATAACCTTTTAAAATGTAGTTCGTTATCGGATTTTTTAAAATGAAACTTTTTGCCGAACTCAAAATTGTGAATGCCTTGACCCGATCCAGTATTGTCTTCGAAATCGGCAGCCGGCACATTATCTCTACAAACGGCCTCAGAAAACCCCGAATGAACTGCCCGACCAAACTGGCGATCGAAACCTCCACTGCTGCCAATGTTTTGAATAATCCCTTTGTCAAAGAGACCGCCGAACTCTCCACGACCGATAATGCCCGATAGAAGCTCTTGGCCAGCCCCATCGTCGCCACCGACACTTCCGTCGCTGCCATCTCCACATAATGAACCACTCCTCCTATCTTATTGGCTATCAGCCCGGCGACAGAAACCGCAGTCGAACTCAGCGCCCGATAGAATGTCTTAATCAAACTCATCGCTGGTATTGAAACTTCCGTCGCCGCTAAGTTCCTGAAAAACGACACCACCTTACCCAATCCTGCGATGCTATTCTCAACCACCGACAAACTCCTGAAATAGCTCGCTATCTTCCCCAGATTTGGCACGCTTATTTCTGTCGCTAATAAACTTTTCAAAAAAGTAGCAATTTTTGATAGCCCCGCCACGCTAACTTCCACTACTGAAAGGGATTTCAACCAGGTGATGATTTTTGAAATCGCAGGCACTGAAACTTCTGTAATCACCATTGAAATTGTGTAGAAAAGTGCTTTTGCCAAACTCACCACCGAACTTTCCACCGCCGACAGGGTCTTGGACATTCCCTTGATTAAACTTGCGATTGAACTCTCCACCACCGAAAGCGTCCGATAAAATGTCTTAGCTAAAGCCATCGTGATAACAGATATTTCCGTGACCAGCAATGACTTTAGATAAGTCATTATTTTTGACAAAGAAGCGACGCTACTTTCTACCACCGAGAGCAATTTCGCCCAAATCATTATTTTTGATAAGGAAAGAACTGCTACTTCTGTTGCCGCTAAAGTCTGATAGAAAGTTTGTCCTGTTATCGGCACTAAACTCTCCCCAGTTAATCCTTCAAACCAGTATCTCTCAACCCCCTCATCTTCTTTTTTAAGGATTTCGGCTGGTAAACCTTCAAACCAATACTTTTCACTCCCCGCAGGGTTTATTGCTGACATTTTAAGTTACTGACCAATCATCCACATTTACAAATCCTGCAGTTCCATCTACATCTATCACAACTTCCAGAACTGCATCGTCTGTAACTGCGGGTGTTGTTCCAGTTAATTGTTCCCAAGTATCCAAACCAACAGTCATCGTATCCAAAACCGTATCAGCTGTTATTCCTGCGGCATCATTTCTTTTTAAAACTAATCTTGGTTGATTTCCGTTATAATCCGCCCCGCCTGCCGCCACGCTTGATTTTCTGACCCAGACAGAAAATGTTGCTGTCGCCCCGCTATTCAAAGCCGCCTTTTTACTTCCCGATTCTAATTTATAAGAAGCATTATTCGGTGTTAATCTTTGTGATGGGCTGGCTGTTTTGTAATAAGTTATATCTGTCTGGATTATTCCATATTTGAACCAACTTTTGTGTAATCCTGCGGTTTGGTCGTGCTTGGTGGATTTGATAAAGGAACCAATTAAAAGATTAGTAGGAAGAGTTATTATTTCATTTGCACTTGCCAATGCAGTATTTTCTAATAAGAAACGAACATAAGTAGATGTTGAAGCAATATTTATATCATTTGTATGTGCCCTATATATGCCAGAAACTACTCCAAAAGTGCAAGTCTTAAAAGTAATGTTAAAAGAATTATAATTTCCTGCCCCCCCAAGATGAAGTCCATCGGTGGTCGCAAAAGTTGAATCAGCAGAAATATTACAATTATCAAATATTAAATTTTCAATAACCATTATGCCGCTAGCTGCTTGAAGCAGAATATTATCATTAGCGTTCCCAAAAAAATTACCATTAAGAAACGTATAATTAGCCATTGGATAATTGCTAGATGTAGAAAAGTATATTCCAGCAGCACTATTTCTCCAAATTTTGAAATCTGACCAAGTTATCATAGCAGCATTGGTTGCTCCAATATATAAAACGAGACCATAAGATGCATTACTATGAGAAGTTAGACCAGCAATACTTTTTTGAAAGCTTATCAAATAAGTTCCTTGTCCGTTTACCCCAACCGCAGTATTTCCTTCAAAAGAACCAGAATTTGAGTTTGAATAGAATCCATAACTACTCGCAAGGGGACAATACATTACGATGTTATTAGTAATAATAAGATTAGCCATAGAAGTATGAGAAATTGCTCCAGAACTATTGTATGCCGTGCAAACATTGTAAAGAACATTATTTGAAATAGTTGTATTAGCTCCACTACCCGAGCCCGAATGATAAATAGCCCAATCTTCAGTATCGTGAACAGAACTATATTGAATATTGCAAGAACCAGTTGTAGTTCCTATTTCTATTCCTTTTTTTCCAGCCACATTTTCTCCTAAATAATAAAATTCTACCCAATCAATATCTATGGTTGCGGTTTCCTTGAAATTACAATAACTTACTATTGAAGAAGTTGCCGCTCTGATTTTTACATTCCTTGTTAATAAAATCACTTCTGCCTGCGTTGGCGTAGTTCCCGAATGAGCATAGGTTAATCCAGAAGTTATTGTTAATTCGGTTGCCGAAGCATTAACTGATAAGGTTCTTTTTTCACATTCGGAAGCAGTTCTTGTTGTTGAAGCAATACCGATTTCATCATTCGCCAACCAGCCAGTATCGGTATCTACTCCTAAAACTGTTGAACCTACTGCCTCATCCGTATTTAATTTACAAGAGACGATATTTTTCAAAGCAGTTCTTGAAAGTCCTTGTGCCGTAAAAGTTCCGCCATTTCTAACAATCAATCCCATTCCGCCATCAGCCACTGGGTCAAATTCCAGAACTGCTGTGCTATCTCTTGGAATAGGATTAGTAGTTGTTCCAATTGTCAAAGTGCCGCCATTATAAACTATTAAGTTTCCAGAAAGTTTCAGGTAATAATTAGTTGCCGCCGCATAAGCATAATTCAGAGTTCCTCTTTTACAAATAACCATTGCCGTTCCACCATCAGTCCCAGGACCAAAATCAGTGGTCAGAATATTATCCATTGTAACAGTAATATCATTCCCAGTCCCTGCTCCTGTATGTTCTCCCATTATATCTAATTGGTCGCCTGCGGCTGGTGCTTGCTCAGTAGTAGTTCTTAACATCCTTGACCAGTTTCCTGCGGTTGCGTCTCTGTAAAGCGTCGCTTCTGAAGCCACAGAACATTTAGCCCCTACTTGATAACTATCTGTTGCCGATAAAGTGACAGGTGCATCAAATTTGAAAAATATCCAGCCACCTTCATTATTAGTAGTAGAACAAGTTGGTAAATCTGAAACATTGATTGTCACCTCTTTAACGATTGTTAAAGTAGTTGAGTCATACAAGCAAACCGAAATCGTTCCAGTTGGTGAGGCAACTCTGGCAGCTAATTTCACAGCAATTCCATCAACCGTAATCGCTCCAGGAGTGAAAGCCGAAGAATAAACATAAGCGGTGGTCAAGGTAGTATACCCCGCCTCTGAATCCAATTTTGAAGTTGCATCTACTAAAGCCCAAGTTGTAGCTGCTGTAAAATTCCCTGTTGCTTTTGAAATTAGTGTTGGCATTTTATTTGACTATCCCGCCTATTATTTTAGGGTAAATTGGATTATACCAATCTTTTTCTGTTGGTAAATCAAAATCTTTATACTTTGCCACTTTCTTTACTAAGTCAAAACAAGTTTTGTGGACGAAAACTTCAATATCTCGGTGAATATCATTCGGGTCGTGAGCCCAATAAGACATCTGTTCTGGTTTCTTTTTTAATTCGTCTTTCTGTTCCTGCGGAATATCAGAAGTATCTACTTCCGAGTAGATTATTCTTTGGTATCCACCCAATAAATCCTTATCGCAAATAAAACATTTGGGTTGAATCATATTCAGTATTAAAAATAACCCAAACCAATAAAAGTTTAGGTTATTTCTATATCAATCGTAAATTCTATTTTATCCCCAATCGCCAAAGCAATCCCAGTGAAGTCCCCGTGAACAATTAAAGTCCCAGCAGTCACAGCGGTAAAGTTTCCAGCATTGGTAATTGTCTGGGCAGAAGCAGAAGTTAAAGTTCCAACCCATCTAATTTTATCAGCCAAAGGTTGAGTTCTGGTCGCTGTTACTCTTGTTTCGGCTGATTCGGTAAATAAAGCAGTATCTGCCTTAGCCGCAGTTCCAGCCCCAGTTCCCCAGCCGATATAATCGCCAGTGGTTTGGACTGTTTCATCTAACTTATCTACAATCCAAGCTTCTCCGACACTTGTCAAAACTGTGGCATATCCTTTTGCTGTCCTAAACAGATTAAGGAATTGTATTCTCAACTCTCTCAATAACTGCTTTATATTCCACAATAATCCTGGCACTTCCCATCTTTGTTTATTTGCCCGCCAAATCCTGAAACTCATTTTGGACTTTCCATCTGAACCTAATTTTAGTGTTTGAAGTTTGTCCATATTATTCTAATTCAGAAGTAGGAATTGCTTTGATATTCCCGTCTTCCATTATGCAGTTATATTTATCTTCTCCATCTTCCGAAATAATAATATTCAGGATTTTCAAAATCCCCAACTCTTTCTTTTTTTCTTCTGAAATATCAATGATATTTTTGTTTTGATTAGAATTTGCCATTTTTTTCCTGCAAATTATTTAATTAAGATTTCGACCTTTCAATTTATTCAACCGAAATTTCTTCCGGCCTAATATAACAACGACAATTGGCATGAAGCGGAGGATTCTCGATATCCGAATAATCGATATCCATTTTCCCTCCATCCTTCCCAGTGAAACTATCGCCTTTCTCAAACCAGTTTTCCTCAATTCCGACAACCTTTCCATTCATCGGTTCGCAAAATTCGCAGACCCTCTCATCCAGAGCCGTGAACCATTTTAAACTCTTAACCACCTTCGATTGCTTCCACGCTTCTTTGGTCGCTGAATTCGCCACCGCAAACGCCTCAGTTCTCGCCACCCTTTCCGCCCTAACTTCATCCGAGAACTCATAAACCTGCTTCACCCTATCTGTCAATTCCGGCAAGCTCTCGCCAGCCTCCAGCCCTT